GACGCTGAGGACGGCAAGAAGTACGCCAAGACCGTCACCAACCCCGAGACCGGACGCAAGAACACCGTCCGCTACGGCGCCAAGGGCTACAAGATCGCCCCCGGCACGGACAAAGGCGACCGCTACTGCGCCCGCAGCTTCGGCGACATGAAATCCGAGGGCTACGACTGCTCCGGCGCTGAGCGCAACACGCCGCTGTGCCTCTCACGGGCGAAGTGGAAGTGCTCGGGCAAAGCCAGTCGCCGCTCCTGAGCAGACTGAGGTGAAACCCGCCCATCCCCCCGAGCACGCCTTCACCCGCCTGTGGTTTTGGAACAGCGCAGGCGCTCAGACTCTGCTGTGCCCAGTGCACGAAGCTGCAGACATCAAGCGCCGCCTAATTGCCGAAGGTGCCGTTGTCTGGCACACAGAAGTGTATAACGCCTAGATCCCTACAATCAACTGCTCCAAAGTAATCCTGTACAACTCAGCCAAAGCAAACAGCTTACTAATCGATACCTCAATCTCGCCATGTTCCAACCTGCTGTAAGCAGCTTGACTGACTCCTAGCACCTCTGCAACTTGCATTTGTGTCAGTCCAGCAGCAATACGCAAGCCACGAATTCTGCGACATAGCTCCAGCTGCCTGTGAATGGCCACACCGCTGACTCGCTCACCGTTTAAGGCTACTCACTACACCGAAATCACGTAATCTGACGCCATGGAAACGTCTGTTTCTCGTTACGACTTCGCGCCCATCACGGGAAGCGAAACCACCGAGGAGGGTTACCTCCGCGTCTGGTGTCGTGCGGCGCGCACGGGGACCCAGCTCTACCGACGTGCAGACGGCTCTCAAGTTCGGGAATACCGTCCGCCGGAGGAGGTCAGCAACCCTGACTCCCTCACGACGTTCGGCATGAAACCCGCGACCTGGGGCCACCCCCCGGTCCTGCTCGATTCGGCGAACACCAAGCAGTTCCAGATCGGCTACTCCGGTAGCCAGGTCCGGTACAACGACGGTTTCGTCGAAGTCGCCCTGGTTGTCACCGACCAAGACGCCATCGAGAAGATCAAGCGCAAGGACGCCACCGAGGTGTCCGCCGGCTACAAAGTCGACTTCGACCCCACCCCCGGTCTCACCCCCGAGGGCGAGGAGTACGCCGGCGTCCAGCGCAACATCCGGGTCAACCACATCGCCATCGTTCCCCGCGGCCGGGCTGGCCCGGAGGTTCGACTCCTAATGGATCGCATGGATGCGGCCGACGCTGTCTCCTTCGATCCCGAGTGGATCCGCGACAGCGGATCGGCGCTCCAGCCCTGTCAACCTGCATCTCCCGTTATGGCCACCGTCAAACTCGACGGCCTGGAGATCGATCTGCCCGCAGAAGCAGCCACCGCGGTCCAGTCCTTCGCACGGGACATGGGGCGCCAACTCAAAGCTGTGACTGACGAGCGCGACGAGCTTTCTTCCAAGCTCGACGCCCTCCAAGCAGACCTCGACTCCGTCTCCTTCGAGAAAGAAACCGCTGAAGGCCGCGCCGACGCCCTCGAAGAGCGCCTGGCCGAAATCGACGCCGGCGCAAGCCGCATCGACACCGCCGAGCTCGATCAACTCGTCGCCGCCCGCCTCGCCACCCTGCAGAAGCTGGCTCCCGCATTCGCCGAAGACTTCCACTTCGACGGCATCGACGACGCCGCTCTGTACACCCAAGCCTTCGAGAACCTCACCGGCTCCGCCCCCCGCGAAGACGCTGAGCCCGCCTACATCCAGGGCGTCGTGGAGGGCATCCTTGTCGCTCGCGCCGACTCCGAGGACGACAGCAACGAAGAGGAAGGCGATGACACCGAGGACGCCGGCGACGGCGAAGCCAAGGAAGACTCTGCCGACCGCGCTGACAGCACCGCCAACCTGCGCGATGCCCTCAAGGGCGCCGGCCGCAGCCCCGCTTCCCCGGTGGACACCTACCGCGCGAAGCAGGCGGATGCCTGGAAGCGTCCCCTCACTGCCACCAAGTAAGGAGCTCTTTCCATGGCCGTAGCATTCACCGCCACTACTGTTTCCAACCCCACCGGTGCTCAGGGCAGCTACCCGCTGCGCGAAGTCGCCGGTCACGAGGGCATGCTTGCTGACCTGCAGGCTTACGTCTGCCGCAGCTACCGCAACCAGTCCGGCGCCGCCATTCCCTTTGGTGTACTGGTCGCCACCGACAACACCCCGACCAGCAACGACGCCTACGCCGTCGAGATCGCTACTGGCACGACCAACGTCCAGGGCATTGCAGTCAGCTCGCTCGTCACCGAGGGCGCCGACCTGGGGATGTCGTACACCCCCGTCCCGACGCCGGTGTACTCCGACGGACGCATCGGTTATCCCGACAAGGAGACCATCAACGTGGTCTCCAAGGGCGTGATCTGGGTGCGATCCACCGCCGCCATCGCCCTCGGTGATGCCGTGCGCTTCTTCAACGCCGACCACTCCGGCACCGTCAGCGGCGCCTTCCTGGGTCGCTTCACCAAGACCGGCGTCGCTACCAAGACCACTCAGATCACCGCCGGCGCTCGCTGGGTGTCTGAGACCTCGGCCGCTGGTCTGGCCCTGCTGGAGATTGACATCCCCGGTATGACCTTCACCGCCGACTGATCCCGGAGCTTCCTCCCATGACCACCGAAATTCGCAACGACGAGGTCGGCGTCTTTCTCGCCCGTGAGCTTGAGACCATTCTCAGCCGCACGTTCGAGGTCGAGTACGCCGACATCAAGTACAGCCAGCTGATCCCGATCTCCACCGAGGTCGGTCCCGGCGCCGACTCCTTCACCTATCGCGTCTTCGACAAGCAAGGCTCGATGAAGGTGATCAGCGACAAGGCCCAAGACCTGCCCCGCGCTGACGTGCTCCGCAAGGAAGTCACCCTGCCGGTTCGCAGCATTGGTGGCTCCTTCGCCTACACCATCCAGGAAACCCGTGCCGCCGCCATGGTGCCCGGCATGAACCTGGAGCAGCGCCGCGCCAACGCGGTGCGCCGGGCCTACGAGGAGAAGATGCAGGAGATCGCCTACTTCGGCGACGCTGCCTCCGGCATGAAGGGCTTCTTCAACAACGACCAAGTCGACAAGCTTGTCCCCGACAAGTGGTTCGATGGTGGCAGCACCACCACCGATGAGATGCTGTCGTTGCTGAACGAGGTGCCCACCCGCCTCGTGCAGAACTCCAACATGAAGGAGATGCCCAACACGATGCTGGTGCCCTACAACGTGTACCGCATCATCTCCACCACCCCGAGGTCGACCACCTCGGACACCACCGTGATGGAGTTCTACCTGCGCACCAACCCGATGATCACGGCGATCGAGCCCATCAACGAGCTCGAAGCCTCCAAGTCGGGTGGCGCCCTGTCCAAGGACCGCATCCTGGTGTACGACCGCAGCCCGGACAAGCTGCAGCTGCACGTCCCGCAGCCGCTGGAGTTCCTGCCTCCCCTGCGTCAGGCCCTCGAGTTCACGGTGGCCGCCCACGCCCGCGTTGGTGGTCTCTCGCTCTACTACCCCAAGAGCGCGATGGTGCTGGAAAAGGCTTGATCTTTCTCGCCTTTTCCCACCTACCCTGAATGGGTTGCACTGTTCTTCACACCTAGTCATGATCATCGTTTACCGCCCTGAACTTGAAAACCCTCCGATGGACAAGGAGTGCACCATCGGCTTCTCGTTCGTCGATGGCGGCGGCCTTCCTGATCACATCCAAGTCACCTCGGGCGTCACCCGTGACTTCCCCGAGGACACCTGGGACAGGATCAAGGACTACGACGTGGTCAAGAACCTCCTCTCCCTCGGCGCCCTGCGCATCCAGGACGAGGAGCCCGCGGCCGAGGCCACGACGACCCCAGTCGCGCACGACTCCATCGCCGACCTGCCCCTCACCGAGGCCATGAACCTCGTGGAGGCCAGCTTCGACCTGGACCAACTGCGCCGCTGGGACGCCAAGGACTCCCGCATCCGGTTGAAGAACGCCATCGCCAAGCGCATCAGCGCCATCACTGAAGGCAACGGCTGATGGCAGTCCCCACGTCCAGCGCCTTTCTCCTCCGCTTCCCCGAGTTCGGCGAGCAATTGCTCTCGGTGGTCGAAGGGGCGCTGACCGAGGCCGGGCGTTCCGCTCCGGCTACTACGTGGGGAACTGTTCACACCGAAGCCGTCAGCTACCTGGCGGCTCATCTGCTCGCCACTCGGACGATGCAGATCGGCCAACAGGTTGGCACACCCTCCGGCACCCCCATGGGCATTGGTTTCGCCACCACGCTCTACGGCCAGGAGTACAAGCGGCTGCTCGACAGCCTCCCTCTCAGCGGCTTCGCCCTCTGACCATGGCAATCCCGGCAAGCACGGTTTCCGCTTACGCGCCTTGGGGTAACGCCCAGCTGGCGTTTGAAGTGGGCACCGGTTACGCCGCCACGGACGCTGCCACGGGCAACGCGGTCCAGGCCACTGAGGTGATCGAGTACCTCGCCGCCCTCAGCCTCCAATCCCCGAATTGGAAGCCCGAGAGCGGCGTCGATGGCACGACCTACGCCTGCCGTGGTCGCCTACTGAGCCCGGCAACCCTCGACCCGCGGATCACGAACGGCGCGCAAGCCGAAGCCGTGGTCAACGGCTACCGCGGGCGCTTCGAACTGGTCTTCGACCTGGCCATGGACGCAGCTCACCGCCGCGACCTGCGCCAGTCGATCGAAGGCACGTTCCGTGTTGTCGGAGGTCCGACCTGATGCCCGCCCCCAAGCGCCAACTCAGCCAGGCCCTCGAGAACGCCACCGCGCAGGCGGTGCGCCAACTCGGCACCTGGCTCGACGCCCGCTTCACCCAGGAGATCTCCGAGGTGAAGTGGCCCTACCCGACACCCCCCAAGGTGCGGGACATCGTGGACACCGGCCGCCTGCGCGCCAGTCAGACACGCGTCGTCAACTCTGACGGCTCCGTGACTTTCACCTGGCCCGTGGAGTACGCCAACCAAATCCACGAGGGCGGAGTCTCCACCGAGGGGCTTCGCTTTCCCGGCCGACCCTGGACGAAGGCCCCTCTCGAGGAGGCCCCGGCCAAGTTCGGCCAGCTGTTGCGCTCCGCCCTGGAGGCACAGCAATGACGATCTCGACGGCCTACCCACCGGTCACGCTGCTGCGCAGCAACCTTGAGCGCTACGTCCTCGACCTGTTCGTGGCCAATAGCTCCACTCTCAAGGCGTACACGGCATGGCCGGGCTACTACACGCTCCCCGACGCCAGCCGCATCCCCGCGGTCTACGTCACCGGTGCCTCAATGGTCCCCTCGAACTGGACCATCACCGGCATCGAATGCGTCATCGAGGACGTCCCCACGATCACAAGCCCAGGTTCCTACAGCGGAGTCATTTCCATCGAAAGCTGGAACGTCCGCTTCACGAATTACGGCACCAAGCAAGGTACGCGCATGCCGGTCTCGATGCTCGACATCAGTCGGCGTATGGCACGCACCTTCCCACGGGACCCAGTCACGTACATGGCCCGGACCGAGGTCACCTTCGAGGCCCTCACGGCCCGCATCCGCGGGGCCGTTCTGAACCCCCCGATCCCCTAAGGAGTCACCACCATGGCCGACTACGCCATCGGGCTGTCGTTCCACAAGGCTCACCGGACCCTGGTCCGCGCCGTGGAACTG